ACGTTTACTTGTTATATTGTTTACTATATTTAGTATCTCGGCTTTTGCACAGCAGGATAACTGCAAGCGCAAAGGCATAGAACTTAAAGGCAATGTGCAAATAGTTGATTTTAATGCCGATTTTATTGTTTTTATCCGCAAGTACGAAAGTACAAACACCTTTCTTGTAAACCTTGTAAATGCTCCTTCGAGTTGTGGCGACTGGCATATTGTTGAATTTAATGGCGACTTTACTGTTCGTCTAATTGATAATGAAGCACAAGCCGACTTTGTTATCTTTTTAAAGGATAACGACCTTAAAGACGATTTTATAAAAAAATACATCTCTTGGGAAATGAAATGGTAATTAATCCACTTGTAACTCATAGTCTTCATCGCTTACAAAATTTAAACTAAAAGGCAATACATTCATATACTTTTGTCCTGCCTGATCATAATCGGCATTTTTTAATACTACTTTTGAAATATCGAAAGCTTCAAGATACTTATTGGCAATTTTTAAGGACTCAGGCTTTTTTAATATCCGAACAAGCCCCTGTAACATATCATAAGGAAATGCTCCGGAAGTACCCGAAACAAGACTCCCTTTTACAATAATATTGTAATCCATTGCCTGTATATATTCCTTAATACTACCACTAATGCCGGTTAAAGGTGTTTCCTTAATTGTATTAACCTGGCTAACTTTTATGTTTACATCAATAAACCGAACCCGCAGCGAATCGTCATTGGTTGATAGCATAAGCACATTTCGAACCACGCTATTGGCACTTACTTTATATGGCGATTTACTACCATCCAAACTCAACATATCTTCGTCCGACAATACATCGGGCAATGTGCCTAATCGTTGAATATAAGCCGACGATTTAATAAACTGTATGGCCGTGGTTGATGCTGCCTGTGCTGCTGCATTGGCTGCATTAATACCAACTCTTTCCAAATCGGTAGGTTTCCGGTAATATATCTTTATTAAGCTCATCCGGCGGCATAGTTTACGTCGTTAACAACTAATTGTAATGCTGTCGAAAGCTTGTTTAAAAAACTCTCTGCATCCTGTACCGAATCGGTATCTCTAAACATATTGGTATTGTTTCCAATAAGATTGTCAATATTTACAGTTACTTGTTTAACCATTCGCCCGCCACCATCAATTGTTGCCTGTGCTTTGTTAATGTTAAGACCGTTAATAGGGTTTGGGCTTGGGTTTGGGCTAAGAGTATATTTCAGCTTACCGTCCACATAATCTTGTAATTTTTGCCATTCATCCGTATTAATCGTTTCAAAAGATTTCTTTCTAAGAGTATCAAAATCTTTTGAAACCTCCTTTTTACCAAACAATTCATCAAATCTGGTTTTTTCATCAATATTAATACCTCTTGCTTTTTCTAACAAAATTTTTCTTGATTCCTGAGCCATTATATTTTCATAAACAGCTTTTTTATTTTCGGCAGCAGTTAGTTCTTTCGTAAGCTTTTTAATTTCATGGAGTGGAGACGACCACTTCGAATCAAATTCTGCATACATCTCATAATTAGCAGACCATTCTGTCAGCTTTAGTATATCTTCTGTGCTATAACTCTGCGGATTATCTTTATTGTAGTATCGTTTTATACTACGGCTTACAATATCGTTAACATTAGAGGCCTCTCTATTTTCAAGACCTTCAATTTTAAGAATAGATTCAACCCCCCCTCTTGTTCTTTCAATTTTCTTTTTCGCATCCAAAGCAAGTCTTGCTTCGCTCAAACGTTTTTTTATAGTTTCAACTGTTTCCTCAGACCTTTCGTACATTGTCTGCATTGATGTAAGCCTTAGTTTTTTATCGTATTCCGCGTTTACCTCTGCAAGCTTCTGTCTTAATTCTTCATTTTTGATTGTTTCCCAATCAATACCTTTCAAAAACTCGGGATATTGTTGCTGTAAGTTTTTTAGTAAATCGTATCGCACCTGATTTTCGGTATTAGCATTGGTAATTACACCCACTAAAGTGTTTAATTCGACTTTTTCGCGGGCAATTTTTTCCGGTACCGAAAGTTCAACCCGTTTAATCATATTCTCTAATATTCCCGAAGAGCCTACCAAGAATTTATCAAAAGCCGGTTTCATGTTGTCGCCAACAGCCACTTTAAGCATGTCAAAAGTATCGGAAAGATTACTGATTCGTCCCGTTGTTGTTTTCGACTGCTGATCCATCATTCCAAAAAAACCTTTTTTTCTAAGGATTTTTGGTAATGCTGTAATCATTTCTTCTGTTGTAGCTGCTAACTCACCATTTTTTTTAATTCCTTTTCCGGTAGCTTCTGCCCAATCAGTGGAACTAATTAACAGATCGCGAAACATATTAACACCTTCGCCTTTTTGCCCTGTACTTAACTTAGCAAAAGCATTCATAACCTGCTCTATAGGCTTGCCGCTTGCGGCGGCAAGGTCGCCCAGCATGGTTATATTGTCTTTACTATATCTGCCAATAGCTTGTAACATATTACCTGCTTCGACTACCTGTCGTAATGCAAAAGGAGTTTTGCCGGCGATATTGGTATATTCCTGCATTCGTTCTCTCGCTGCACCTTTCGAGCCTAACATTGTTTTTAATGTAGTAGCGTATGTCTCAAATTTTGCAGATGCCAATAAACTCTCCTTGCCAAATCTTATGGTAGCAGCGGTAATCGCTCCTATTGCTGCGACTGCTCCGACAGCAGACAACATACCCATTGCACCGCCCAGCATATTGGTTTTAGCACTTGCGCTTTTCGATGCTCCCCCCAACATTTGCAGTTTTTTCTCGGTTTTGCCGATTAACACATTGTATTTTCGAAGATGGTCGCCCCTGAAAGTCGTTGCGGCAGCTCTTTTATAACGCTCTAAATTACCCCTTAATCGGTCAAGGCTTCGAGGCGTGTTCCTAAAAGGGTCTTTAACTTTCGTGCGGTTGATACGGTCAATTCCCGACTTAAATTTTTTCATCGGTTGCCCCCAGCGGTCAACTATCTCTATAGCATATTGTACCTTTTCGCTCATTTTAAAAATTTACTCTTCGGGTTCATACCTGCTGCGTTGCTGTCTTATATACAATAAGTCCTGAAAAGCTTGTGCAAACTGTTGCACAGTCATACTATCCAAAACTTTCGGCTCATATTTCAGATAATATCTGATATAAGCCCTTATTGCCCTGTATTTATAGGTTATAGCCTTTGCAAGGTCGTGGCGTTCGCTAACGCCGGGTTTTTCTATTTTGGCAAAGGCTAAAGCTCTTCCAACTCACCGTCAATTTTATTGATTATTCCGCCCAACCAATCAAACAATCCCATACGGTATTTGTCAACTGTTTTTAATTCTACATCACCATCTATCCAGCAATTATCAACCAGTGCTATATCAAATTTAATGGAGCTGCTGCCACTTATTGTGCGACAGGCGTCTATTATTTCAAGACTTGGGCTTCGCAGTAAACACGACTTGCCGTCTTTGGCGGTATATTTAAAAATACTACCATACTCTTCCTTATATTTCTTTATTTGCTCTTTTGTAAAATCCATAATTCAATTGTTTTTATCTCCATTCAACATGGCTTGGGAGTAAGTCGAGGTCTGTTTCAATAGACATATCACCCTCTTTAACGTTAAGTGTATCAGTTGTAAACTGGCAATTTCTTACCTTGTGTGTGATAATTGTACCACCTGCTATTGGAATAAATTGAACTATAATGTCAAATGGGGCAATGTCCTGTAATCGCCCTGTTGGCGAACTTGGACGAATTGCCTCAACAGCGCTTCTTAAGAGAGTAAGTTTTGCGCTCGGCGTTATTCTTCCATATCCACGTGCAACAGGGGTTTGCCCTGCTCCGTATATATTCTCTATTTCCTGCGAGTCGGTATATTCAATGGCTTTTATAGCCGACTCGGGAAAGCCTGCTATATTTACTGTTAAGTTTGCCCACGCCGGTTCTACGCCATTAACAAGGGGCAGTGTTCGTAATCCATTCATTTTTTTAGATATTAGTAGTGTAACTTATTTTAACTTTAAATTGACGAGCCACTCCAACAGGTATTTTTTTAATTACAAATACAATTTCGCCTGTTGTAATAACATTTACAGTATTGTCAATTTCGCAAGAATATCCGCTTAGCTCGCCCGCTTTCTCCATATCTTCAAGAGCTTTTCCGGCAACTAACTGAAGGTAAGCGGCAGTATCAGGGAGCAACTTTCCTGTTGCAGAATCGACCTTAACGGGGCCGCTTAACTTAGGCAACAAGTAAGTTCTAATACCACGAATGGCTTTATCCATTGTGCGTACAGCCTCTATATAGGCATAATCGGAAGTGGGAATATCTAATGTATGCGAATCATTCAAATAAGACCCGGCAATACCGCCATGTTTTATTAAAAATAAAACTCGCTTACTGTCTAAAGTGGCAATAGTTGCTCTGTCCATTTCCTTTATGTCGGTTGCATCGCATAACGCAGGACTATCAATTCCAGCAGGAAATTTCTCAACCCAGGCAATACTTTCATGTACCGCAGCTTTTGAAACTGCTCCCAATGCCAATCCTAATATAGTTATTGACTTTTTAGGGTTGGGGTCTGATGCCGAGGCAACGTAAAGGTCGTTACCTAATCCGCCACCATCTTGCCCAACAACGAGAGAAACATTTTGTTGCCCTGTAGCTGCAATAGAACTTAATCCGGTTACATTTGCAATAGTTGCTGCATATAATACCGATAATGGCATGTGTTCCGATTCAAGAGTGGTACAAACACCCTGTATTGCAGTAATGTCGCCTGCCTCAAAATTTTTATCAGGGGCATATACACCAAGCTGCCTGATTCTGCCTTCGGCATAATTTTGCACCGCTTTAATTTCGACAAAATCGTATGTAGTTGTAGGAATAATAAATAATCCTACAAAAAGGCTTCCTGTCGGATTCATTCTGAAAAATTCAGAAATATGGTAATGTAATACTTTTACTATCCAATTTGCCGAATCGGCTACAATGCCTAAAGCTTCTGCCGATTCAATAGCGCCTATTTCTTTTATCCGGTCGCCGGTTGTAAAACCCGAAGGTAATTGCGCATCGGCAATATAAGCCACCAAGCCACTTATGTAGTCTTCGCCCGCAACACTACGAACAATACCACCCGATCCTTTAACAAAGGTTATTTCATTCATGATTTAGTTTTTTTAGTTATTTTTGGTTTTGCGGCAGGTTTGCCAATTTCAATATCTGCCCTTCGACAAAGTTTAATGCTTTTGTCTTCAATATTTTGAGTATGTTTTATGGCTTTTGACTCTGTAAAAAAACACTCGCCATCGCCAGTTTGCCAAAATCGGTTTGTTACCGGCCAATTGGCAAAAGCTTCTTGTAATTTTTTTTCGTTTATCATTTTTTATTATCTTTAATTCTGTTTTTTAAATATTTTTCTGCTGATCGCATCGGGAAATAAAACCCTATAGACATAATTAAAAGAG